GTTGACACTCATTGATAACCCTACGCCAGTCAGGATAATACCTAGTAATAAGTTTAGCCAGAACTTTATCTTCAAATTTAACATCTTCTGTTTTTAATATATTTCTAAGACGATCAAAGAACTGTCCCTGTAAAGGTACAGACTGTCCATTCTTCACACGAAAATCTATAACTGTACAACGTGAATGAAGTGGTTCAATTATCTTATTGACAAAGTTACACGTAAGAATAAATCTACAGTTATTGTGATACTCTTCTATAGCAGACCTCAGACACAGTTGAACATCGTTGGTCGTGTTATCTGCCTCATCTATTATAACGACCTTGTGGGACGTTCCAGAGGTCAATGAGACGGTTGTAGCAAACTGTCTAATCTTATTCCTAGCAGTGTCAAGGAACCTACCTTCATCCGATCCATTGATCAAAATGTAAGATGCTCCTATCTCATCACATAGAGCTTTAGCAATAGTTGTCTTACCTACACCAGCAGATCCAGACAACAAAAGATTGGGGATCTCACGCTGCTCTACAAAACCCTGAAAAACATTCTTAATGCTATCAGGTAAAATACAATCCTTAACTGTAGAAGGACGGTATTTCTCGACCCATAAAAAGTCTTTACTCATTATCTAATACTAGGTTAAATGAAAAGGTCATACGCATTGTAGCACTAGTAGATGGTTCTACGCAATGCTGTATGTACGGTGGGAAAAGTATCACATCACCATCCTTGAGATCAGGTTTCAACTTATCAGCAAAGTACTCTTGAAATATAGGACTTGCATGTGGAAACTTATGTACTCGATTGTTACAATCTGGACGGAAGAATGTTGTTGGAGTTGCTCCTCTGTAGTAGTAAATACCACACCAGTAAGGAGTTCTCTTAAAGCATCCATTCAAATGTGTATGTGGTTCTTGTCCTTGTTGCTCATGATAGATGTTATACCAGAAGTGATCAAAACTAAATTTATCTGGCAACTGATATTCTTGGAAGATCTCTTTCATTTGCTCTCCCAAATCTCTCATGAGATTGTTTCTTTCATCACGAAAGACTACAGGATCATCATCTGGTATTCTAGGAAAAGTAGAATTGACAGATTCAATCCATCCATCAGGTTTCCTATCCATCTTCTCAACCATAGGAAAATCATACTTACTATGATTCTCAAATCTAAATGTGAATATAGGGCAAAAGAAAACTTGATGTAATAGCATTAGGGTTCCAATGCAATGTAGTACTTAAGATTTAATTTCTCATTAGTCCACTCAGAGATAAGCTTATTAGATACTCTAGTTGTAAATACATAACTATCATCTGGTTCATCCTTATTGAGAACACGATTGAGATCAATGATTCTAAGATTCTCTACCTTAACATCAAGTTGTAAGTTTCCTTCACAGGATCCTTGAACCTTCTGCTTGTAGTTGTTACTAGTATCATTCTCTCTATCTCTAACAACCAATCTGATATCACCATTAGCACATTCAAATGTAAGATCAGGAACACGAAGAACATCCATAGATGCTTTCCTAAGACTAACCATATCATCGTTTGTGATAGTGAATTCCAAATCAGGATCTGGAAAGTTAACACTCTTATCAGGTGCTGACTTCAATGTAATCTCTGGATCTGAAAAATAATAACGAACTGATCTATGTCTATCTCTGATAGTAACATAATCATCAGAATCAAACTCAAGATAAGGATTATCAAAAAGTGCAAGACTCTTTAAAAACTGACCAAGATCATAGATAGCAAAGTCTATTGGAAAATCTTCCTCGCATGTATATTCTGCTAGGATATTCTCTGCATTACTAATAGTTTTAATTGTATTACCTTTACGGAATACAATAGACTGATTGATATCTACGAAGTTGGTTAATACACCAATCGTTTCTTTTGTTAACTTAACTTTACTTGTCATAATCTACTGAAAAGGATGTAGGGTTGTTAGCGTTAATCTGGTCTGCTTTAGCTTGCTTATCACTAAAGTGACAAAGGAGAATAGCGTAATGAGCAATCTTAATGATGTCCTTACGTGCTGTACCCTTCCTATCATAACGTGAAGCATATTTCAAAATATTAGACCTACAGAATGCTTCAGCATCACCAACAGAATCAATGAGATCTAATGTTTGAATCCCATTCTTACTGTAGTGAGCACTGTAGGTACTACTGATATAATCTGAGATCTCTTTGAGGATCTCGTTTTCATTATATTTCAAGGTTTCCAGACATATAGTATATCATTATAATAGCACTCTCTCTTGAATCCGTCAAGATTGACCACCGTGAACTTTGTTCCATCGCCACTAAGGACTTTACTTGGAGCAATAGTACAGTGGTTATCCCTGACAGTAACCAGTTGACCGATTAGACTACTCATTTATTTCCCCCAGATAGTTTCGACTTAACAAATCCAATGATAACTTTAAACAATGATTTACTTGCATTACCTTTGAGTTCATCAAACAAAAGCATATTTAATCTGAAAGCATTATTAGCTTCTGCTATCAATGCATCAACTTGTGATTGATCTAACTCTAATGTATCTAGTGTTGAGCGATATTTCACTTTCCATTCTTTAGCATTATCTATTCTAGGAAAGTCATAGAATCTTAATCCTTCACCGTCAGGTGGTTGTAATGCATTCTCTGCTATACCTTTAAGAATCTGACCACCTGAAAGATCACCAATGTATCTTGTATAATGATGTGCTATCAAAAGATATGGATTATCTTTTGCAACTTCATTAAGTCTAGCAACATAGGTGTTGCAAGGTTCTGATGGTTTTGCAAGATCTCTCCACATAGGACCATAATAATATCTAAGATCTAATTCTAGTCCTGATGTACGAATTAGATCCACTTGCCATTGTTGTAATACTCTAGCAAGAGGATCTTTAGTATCTTGAATCAACCTCTCCATTGTGGAATACACAAAGTAAAAGTCTGTAATTAATTTACGGTATTCTTCTGGATCGAGAACACCCCGAAGGAAGGAGGCAACGAATTTAGTATTCTCCGCTGCCGAATGGGACTCCTTAGTTCCTTCCTTTAATTGTTTTGCTAGATCTATCATCCTAATTCCTGAACTTCAGTTTCTATCTCTGCATCTATCTTATCATACAATTCGATAAATGACTGCTTTGTTTCGTCATCGAAACGATTGACGCAAACTTTGATTGCTTTTAAACGATCATTCCAAATTGCAAATGCACGAATGATGTGTACTAAACGACGAGTTGAAATAACTTCATCTATACCACCATCTCTAAAAGTCCTACGAATAATGTCAGACCAGTTAGCGAGGTTCTCACAGAAGTTCTCGTCTAGTACGCCAAGACTACCAGCAACCTTTTTAAGTATCTTGGTTTCAATAGTCACTGTAGGATACTCTTGCTCAAATGTCAAGGCGAATCTTTCAAGGAAGGCTTCATTGAGCACGTTAGTTCCAATGAATCTTCCATCGTCTGAACCCTTACCCTTAGTATTTGCGGTTGCGACGATGTTGAATCCTGGTCTTGGTCGAACGAACTTTCCAATTTTTTTAAGGAAAACACCAGTTCCCTCAAGGATGCTTTGAAGGCAGAGGATCTTGTTAGAGGCAAGGTCGATTTCGTCAAGGAGCAAGACTGCACCTCGTTCGAGGGCTTCAATGACTGGGCCATTGTGCCATACGGTTGCACCGTTAACAAGACGGAAACCGCCAATAAGATCATCTTCATCTGTTTCAATAGTAATGTTTACACGAATAAGTTCTCTACCTAATTGAGCACATGCTTGCTCTACACTAAGTGTCTTACCATTACCAGAGAGTCCAGTAATGAATGTTGGATAGAACATCTTAGATCCAATGATCTTCTTTACATCAGCAAAGTTACCAAACGGTACATAGTTTGGATCCTTAGTTGGTACAAGGTTCTCTTCTACAACAGGTGTTGCTGGTAGTCCTTCATAGACTCTTTCTAACTTCTCAGCAACAGATAGGTTCCACTTACCTCTTTGTATTTTTTGAAACTGTGGAAGTTTATTAATTCTTTTAGTAACGCTCTGTACTTGTACACCAAACTTTGTAGCGAAGCTTTTAACGTTATCGCTGGTAACGACCTCTCCGTTCGAGGAAAGAAAAGAGACTAGATCTTCATCTGTAAATTTCGCTTGAAATGGCATTGCTTTGTTTGTTCTGTATGTTTATAGTATAGGATAATATGAGAGGAATGGGGAAGATAATGGACACTTCCCCAACTGTCATGCTACGTGTGCTACGAATGAATTAAGTAGCTTTTTATTAGTAGACTTTTTCTTGAGCATCTTCTTAAATGCTTTTGTAATCTGTCCCTTAGTTGCATCCTCAGCAACATCAAATTCAGTATCACCATCCAAATCTTTATTGGATATAGCATATAAAGCAGTGTATCCTTTTGGTTCTGGTATGATCGCAGACTTCTCTTTCTTCCACTGTCTTTGAACATCCTCGTAATGTTCATATGTAGCATATCTTCCAACGTAACTAGAAAGATCTCTACCATTAAGAAGACGGATACCGATAACATTTACACCAGCATTTCTATCACGAACCTGCTCAATTAAAGTAACTGTTGCCATTGTATATCCATTGAACGGATTATATACTCTACCAGTATTACGATCACGTAAGCATACATCATAGTCTATACCATATGGACGAAGTACTTCTTCACCTCTATGCTCATAGAATGTTTGCTTACCATATTGAGAACCACATGCTTCACCATCACTAAGTATGCATACATTTACTTTCTGTAAATCATTATCCTTTTTAAATTGAGGAACAACATAATTCATCATTACGATTGATTCATTTAAAGGAGTTCCAGAAAGATTTAAACCTGGTGTATAACGGTATCTAGTACTGTATGTAATACTATAAGCTTCTCTCCAGATATTCTTACACATACGCTCATAGTCTTTACCATTTGAACGAGAAGAAATAAAGTTCATCAAAGTAAACTGTCTAGGATTAATATAGAACTTATCTCTTTCTAATCCCTCATGATCTCTATAATCATAACTGTAAAATAATTCTTGATAATCTTCTTTCTCATTACACATAGCACGTTCTGCAACCTCCCACTCATTAGTGAAAGCATATACTTCAAATGGGATCTGAACTTTCTTACAGAATGCAGTCAAGTTAAGTAACTGTTTTACAGTAGCAAAGATCTCATTCTGCATAGATCCAGACCAATCAAGAATAAAGATTAGTCCGTGATTCTTCCCATCAGGAACAACATTGATTCTCTTAAATAAGTCTTCGTTGAATTGATAAGTATGAAGCTTCTTTGTATCGAGAACCCCAGTACGAGCAGAACCAGTACGAGCATAATTGTCAGCTGATTTCCTACATTCAAATTCTTTAACCAAGTAGTTAACTTCTTTCTGAGATTGTTTACGGAATTCACGATACTCCTGATCAACTTTATCATAGGATGTTCCCCAAATATATCTTTGATCTTCATCTGCTTTTTCAAATGCATTCTCATCTACATTCTGATCTATCCATGCATGAACCTTTTCCCAATCAGCAATGTATCTATCTAACTTGCAAGGTAACTTATCAGGAATTTCAATGTATGATATTGGTCTGCCAAGATTAGGAGAATTTAATTCTTCAGAAGATTCATCAAATGCACGTTGTGTTTTAGATTTTTCAATATCACTATGCTCACCACCAGCATTACCACTGGTAGGATTATTCAATTCTTCAAGTAATTCTTCATCTGTCATATCATCAACTTCTTTCTTACTACCCTTACCTGACTGACTAACTTCAAATTCTTCATCACTATCTTCATTATTACCTTCTTCTGCTCCACCTTGTTCTGCACCTTTAAGAGATTCTACTTCTTCTCTATTAAGTTCTTCTTGTTGTGCTTTAACATACTCATATATGTCTTGAGAAAGAGTACATACTTCATCAAAAGTTTCTGTAGTCTCTGAACGTGTTACAAATACTTTTTCTTCATCAGAGAAAGGAATCATTGCACTAGCACCAACCTTATAGTTAAGATTGATACGGTCAATCAATTGAAGTTCCTCATAATCTATGCTACTAACTCCAAAGAAATCATTAGCATTAAGTTCACCATAACCAAGATAAAAACTCTTTGTTAAACCAGGATACTTACGCTTCATTAACTTCTCAATACGTACATCCTCTACTACATTAATATAATCTTGAGGGCATGTTGTTGGTGGTTCAATGTTTGGAGTATAAAGTGCATGTCCTACTTCATGACCCACAAGCATATCATATACAACACTACTTGCTCTATCCCAGTTAGGTAGAGTCAATACCCTGCGTTCAACATCGAATGATGCTGTATCTACAGTGCGATGCTCAACTACTAGGTTCTCTGTCGCTAGTAGTCTTGCTAAATTTCCTTTGATTTCCTGCTGTGACATGCTTGACTTTGTTTGATATACACATGATAACAGAAAAATACCCTAGCCAACCAGTGAGTGTGTCACTTCGTGAACTGTCTCACTAATGGTCGAATAGTTCTTAACTTTCTCAGCAGTAATAGTTCTATCAAATTTATCACTAAGTAGTTCCTTGTGACTTATGACAAAAACATTAGTGCTATCATCGAAATTACGTAAGATCCAACCAAGATCAGAAGCACCAGATTGGTCAAGCGAGCCGTCAAATATTTCATCTAAGATAAGAAGGTTAGTGTCCACGCTATTTTTAAGTTTAGCAACAGAACGCCAAGTAAGCAACAAAGCAATATCAATTCGAGCTTTTTCGCCCTCCGAGAAACTGTCATAGGAAAATACATCCCGATACCTACTCTTAATTATTTCTTCAAAGTTCTCATCAAGGGTAAAATTGACATAAAAGTCCATGGACTGAAGATACTTATTGATCAACTGATTCATAGCAGGAAGATATGTCTTGATGATTCTAGTCTTAATACCATTATCTTTTAAGAGTTGTGACGCAACAAATAAGGTATCTTTATCTTTCTTACCAACAGACAACTGCTGTTTCAATCCTTTCTTATCTTTTATAAGACCTTCTAACTTAATAAACTCTGCTTTCTTATCTGGATTAGTTCCTTCTAACTCTTTAATCTCGTTATCTATATCAGTGATTGATTTTCTTATGCTAGTAATCTGATAGTTCGCTTGACTAATAGAAGAGTTACGGTTAAGTACATCTTGTGATAGTTTTGTAAACTCATCTTCTCTTTCCTCTTCTTTTTTAATTGCAGATGCAAGATCATCCAATCCTGTATTCAAATTATTTAATTCATCCTCACCTTCTTTTATTTTACCTTCTCTAAATTCATCATTTAATTCTTGTGTACATGTAGGACATACATGATTGTCCTTAAAGAACCCATGCTCTTTCTCACATGCAGATAATTTAGTTTGTATTTTAGTAAGGAATTTATTTAACTTCTTAAGTTTAGTCTTAGAGTTTGATAACTCTTCCATCTTAGCAGACAACTCCTCTACTTCTTTGGTAAGTCTTTCAATCTCTATAGTATTCATTGTCTCATCTTCCATCAAGCATCCCTTCTTCTCATTCTTCTTATCCACTTCCTCCTTATTTCTTTTCTCCATATCAAACATATACTTCTTCTGAAGATCTATCTTCTCTTCCAAAAGATGTACTTGATAATCTAAATCTTTAATCTCTTCATTATTCTCTCTAACCTTATCCTTCAATCTCTGATTCATAATAGAGAACACTTGAATATCTAAGATATCCTCAATGATCTCTCTACGTTGAGGAATAGAAAGTTTCATAAAAGGAACAAAGGTACTGGATCCTAACACCACGATCTGTGTGAAGGACTTAAAGTTCATCTTCAGTACATTCTGTTCTAGATTCTTCTGTTGATCTACTGCTTTAGAATCTTCATCCCATTGCTCTCCATTACAATAGATCTCAAACTTATTAGGTTTAATACTCCTATGGATTTTATAATCATTCTTACCAATACTAAATTCTATTTCAACTACAGTATCTTTCTCGTTGATACTGTTGACCAACATACTCTTACTAATTTTTCTGAATGGTCTACCAAACAACGAAAAGGTCAACGCATCTAAGATGGTTGACTTACCAGCACCATTAGTGCCAACAATTAAATT